GTTTCCCAGTCACGATCCCGCCATTCACTTTTCAAAAAAAGGCTAACCCCTCCCCCTACCCCTTCCTACCTAGTAGAAGGAGTCTCTTTGGGTTTCCACTGCTTAAGCTCAGCGTGTGATAGCTTGTGGCCTCTTGACTTGTAGTCACCTATCAGCCCTGCCTTGTCTGCTCCTGTTACTTTAAACACACTTGTTGCATTGCTTGACTTGGGTACTAGCTCTTGTCCAATGATGTACTGGTTCTTTGCTAGTGTTAGCTGTGATTCAAGCTCTGATCTCTTCTTGTTGTAAGTAGAGTCAAGTTGATCTAGGTCTTTCTGTATCTTTGCTGCGTCCATCAGTGGCTCACTCCCTCTCTTGCTTCTTGTCTGTCCATTAATATCTCTAAGACTTGCTGGGTTACGTTATCCAATAGGTACATAAGCTGAAGGTCAGTGAGGTTGTGCAGGTCTTCGTTGATCTCTACTAACTCTTCATCCATATCTAGTTCCAAGGATGGTCAGGGTCCAATGGGTTGCCGTCTCCATCACATCCGGGTAAGTAGCCGCTCTTCTCTTTCTTTGCTTTGTGAGAGTCATGGCAGTGTTTACACAATGACTGTAGGTTTTTTGGGTTCCAAAAGAGCTTAGTGTCTCCCTTGTGAGGGGTGATGTGGTCAACTACAGTCGCTAAGGTGTGCTTCTTTAGCTGTAGGCACATCTGGCACAGGGGTTGTTTCTTTAGATGTCTCTTTCTTAGCTTCTTCCAGCGCCTGGTCTTGTACCATTCGTTCCAGTCTTGACGGCCCGAAGGCTGCCCTCCAGTTGTCATCAGCTTCCTTTTGCGAGATGAGTGTTGGTCGCCGCCCTGATCCTTTGCTCATAGTTTGTCGAACCCATATCCTTCAAAACTGACCCTGCCTTTCAACCAACTACCCTTCGCTTTCATATGAGTCATGTCTCGAAACAAAGTGCTTGTAGGGTTTTCATTCAAGACCTCTTCTAGCTCTGCGTCATACCAATGTTCACCAAGGCGCAGCTCTTTTTTGTATCTAGATTTGAGTTTCTCCTGGATGTATTCCCGGCGTTCTTCAAGCGTATTGTGCGGCTCACTGCCAGCCAACAAGTTGCACTCTGAACAGCTTGGAACTAGCAGCCAATCAATATCATCTTCTACACTAAAACAGTCGGCTGTCGACAATGGCGGGTAATGATCTTTTACTTCTGCTGTATCGCCACAGTAGTAACACCTACCTACGCACTCTAGTTGAACGGCTGATATTTCCGAGTAACGCTCTTGATAAATAGACCTCAAGTCTTTTCGCTTCATATCCACTCCTTGGTTATGGTATTAAAGAATAATGCCCCGCTCTCAGGTCAGGAGGGATGGCGGGAAGCCACCTGAGAACGAGGACTTTGTTCTTATTATTATTTCCCTAATAGGCGCATAACATTTGAAGCAATAAACTCCATCAGGTACGCCTGTACCTCCGTTGAATCCATATCAATGGGCTGGGCACAATGCTCCATAACGTAGTGAGCAGCGTGCAATGACTCGTGAAATATTAGACTGGTGTCTTTCTTGTTCTTTATGTAGATAAGAAACTTTATTTCGTCCCTCGGCTGGTACTTCCAGTAACCTGTCATTCCTAGACAGTGAACCAGATCTTTCTCTTCTACCGGATCATGCTCATCATCAATGAGCTTTTTCTTGTGAAGGACTAGAGCATAGTCTTGATCGTGCTTTAGGAACTCTTCCCAATTGGTAGTAACACCTACCTTCTGATCGAATGGCTGGACTACAAATGTTTTCACTGCGGGCAGAGGTCTTTGACTTGTTCTGCCGTCCATCCCTCGGGGACTTTAAATATAATCACGTCGCCTTGTGAGTCAGTGAATGAGCCTTCAATGTGAAGTGTTCCACAGGCACCATCTGAGCCAGCAAGAATGTCCGTTGTAGTTGTGCATGAAGATAAGACAGCCGCACATAACAGAAAGAAGATTGCTAAACAAACACCCTGAATAAATGATTTGAAATGCGGGGACATTAGAACGGCTCCGGTGCTGTTGGTTCTTTGTAGGGTTTGGTGTCTGTAGGCTTTCTGCCTTCGTTAGTTGGGATATAAATCTCTTTGTTCATTGCCTCACCCAGTAATTAGATTTGTGCTTGTAAAGTTGATAAGGAATGACAGCCAAGGCGATTAGAACAATCTTCCACATAGGGACCGCGTTAGCTTTGCAGGCTTCAAGTAAAGTAATGTCTGCGTCTAGTTGAGAGATGCCGTACATCTCCTTATAGACTTGATGACATAAGGGATCGTGAACACATGCCGGAAGTCTTGTTGGCCCGTTGGCTACGTCAAATATCCACCTTGGGACTATCTTCGGAATACTAGCCAGGTCTGTGAACTCACCTACGGGTACACTGATTAACTTCTTTAAGTAAGCAGACTTGTATTGAAAGACTTCAGCGTATCTCCAGCCACCCTCTACAGCATCTAGTCTTAAAGGGGTGAGGAATCTAGCCATCTTCTAATAAATCTGCGAGCTTTGCCGCCCTGTGTGGTCCTACCTGCTCAGCCCATCTTGAATCTAGTAGTTCTAAGGCCGCTTCCGGCCAATCCTCCCGCTCAATTGCGGCCCACATCTTCTTAAAGGTAAGTAAAGACGGAGCCCCCATGTTGAACATCAGCTCTACAAGGCAATCTCTACGTTTGGAAGTGTAGCCGCGCCAATCAGGGTGAACTCTGTCTAATTCTTCTCGCGCTATCTGGATGTCGTAATCTAGTAGCGCCTGGATAATGTGTTCGGGAAGCCCATTGTCAGTGAGGTTATGACCCACACCTATGGTGATCTTCCCCTTTGTGTCTGTGTATGGGTATTGTTCGTACCCTTCGTGAAGTCGGAGCCTTTCCTCTAATGTCACTGACAGAGCCTGTGATTACCGCCCAGCCTAACCAAGCGGTCACAAGTGGTTTCTATGTCTTGTTGTAGCTCTACCCAAGCTATCTCATCTGCCGGAGATGCCGGATTGGTTGTGTAACCATCTATTATTCTTCCCATTCTCACGTAATCACTTCTTAGGGTGGTTAGCTGGGAGGCGAGAGCCTGAACTGTTAATGCATCAGCTATTAGCTGTGGAACCCCATCGTGGAACTGTTCTGATTGGTGAAATTCGACAGTTTCTAGTGCCGCCGCCCCTAATTCAGAGGCAGACATAGCCATAATTGAGTTATTTCGAACCCGTTCATCCAATACAGCAGTAATAGATAGAAGATCCACCACCCCGATAGCCGTCCAGCCCGTCACCGCTGTAGATACTGTGAGTAAAGTGGATAGGATGGCGGGGAATATGTACTGTTTCATTTCCTTTGGGCGTAAAAAACCCCGCCGAAGCAGGGTCTTAGGGGAGTTGTTCGGGAATCGCAGGCACAACTTGCCCACAATCTGCCCCAGATTCTCTCATATTTTACTAGGTGCGTCAAGCACTCATGTATAAAAAACCAGTATAATTTCATAACCCAGCCTCCCTTCTCACCAATCTAGGCCCAGCTCTCCGAGCCCCGTATCTGTAAACCCTCAATGCCTCGTTTTGGGATAGCTTTAAAACCTCAGTAACTCCCAATTCAGCCGCACACCTACCCCAAAGAGACGCCCTATCTTCATCAGTGTAAGCTTTCCCTGTTCTCTCATTCTGAGCGTGGTAGTAGTGCTCAATCAGTAACGCGGTGATATACATGGCCGTAACGGGTTTGGACAAAAGCCTGTGGACCACTCGTTCTATGTTTGCGAATTCGTGGTGTTTGTCTCGATATAAGGAGAGCGCGTTTATCATCGAGAGGTTTGATTGATCCATGCCCGATCCTCTAGGCGGCTCTCCTCCGAAGTCGATCATCTTGGAAAGCATTGAATCGCCAACCCAGCCCGCATCGTTTCCAACACTAACCAACCCATCTAGATAGATGTTAATCAGCTTAGTTATTTGAGATTCCTTTCTCACTTTGCGCGATACTCCCAGTACCATTTTTTTGTTTTAAAGGGCGCGCATCCAGGAGCCAAACACCAGCCATCTTTCCAGCGCCCTTTTCTCTCAACAAATTCCAGCCAGCGGCAATCATGCTCACCAACACTTACAGGAAGCCAAGCAAAATAAGAATGCCAATACTTTCTGGCTCTGTGTTTAAGTTTCGCTTTATAACCACACCTAAATTTCATCCCTACCACCAACAATCCAAATAATTGGGACTCGGACAATTTAAGATCCTTCTTATCCTCATCTGCTCGTTTTCCCGCATCATGTCCCGCACTCTCGCCGCCCTGTTTGCTCTTTTAATCTCTTTCCTTACTTCTATTTGATAAGGAGTAAGTTCTATTCCGTTGTTTTTCTCGTAGTCAGTTCTGTAGTCAGTTTTACAGGTCAGAAGTGACGCACTAAGCCCAATAGCAAGGATAAAAAAGCATATCTGACGCTTTAACATAACTGCGCCTCCAATTCCCTGTTACGCTTTCTTAAATCCTTTAGCTGATCTTCTAGGTCTGGTCGAGAGTATTTGATTGGTTCCCGCGCTGACCTTTCCAGCTCATCTACAAACTCCTCGCCGTAGAACTCAACCATGTTTCGACGGTAATCAGCGTGAAGCAATGAATCCCCCCTTCCTGCTCGAAGGTTTAACCCCTTCTTGCCTGGGTGTATGTTTTCCTCAAGAATCTTTGTTGCTTGGTGAGTTCTAGAAATGTAGTGACACCCATCGGCTTCCTTCCAGTGGATCATCTCGCCCGAGTACCAGCATCTAACATAGCCATCGTTTAAGACTGCTTCCTTCAGCCTCACTAGCTTTTGCAGTTGTACCGCTACGTCATCAACTAGCTTTCTGAGTGTTTTCTTCTTGGCCATTTTTTAACGCCCATGTGTATTCGTAAGCCACGATTCCAGGCGACTTCTTGTTCTCTATCATCTCTATGCCAATGGCGTAGTTATCATCGAACCGACCATCCCATGTGATAGGTATTCCCTTAGACTTTAAGAGATCACCTCTCTTGCCTTGGTGTTGGTCTATTTCGTCTTGGGTTATTAGTGCGGTGTTTTTCTTTGCATCAATTAGCTGCTGGAGATACATACCCAGCCACGAGCCAAGGAATGCACCCGTACCACCAACCAAAACAACCAGCCCTAGACTTTCTGTTTGAGTAACAAAATAAACATTAGCGACTAACCAAATCTGCATTGCGTAACTAACAGGGGGTATTAAGAGCCACTTGTATTCCACAACTGAAATTTGTTGGAAGGACTTACAAGCAACGCCTATTAGGTTGATTGTGAATAGGGTTAGGTATGTCATGCGGCTTTTCTCCCCTCTCCCCATTGAGATGCCATTGCTTCAGCAATACCTGTGTAAAACTCTGATCTCAGTTTTCCTCTATCAACACTTGGGGGCATGTGATGTATACGAGGCTCCCTACCTTCAACAATGTTTGTCGGTTGAAGTTTTTCCACACCCTCAAGCCACAAGCAGATAGCTTTTGTTTCACCGTGGCCGTATTGCCAAGGCTGTATAATTTGATCGGGCTTTCTCCATAACGAACTGATAATCGAAACAGGGTTCTCCAATACCTTTTTTGGTATGTCGCATTTAGCCAGCTTCATAAAAAACGAAACGCCTGCTTGCTGCCTTCCATCCAGTCTCTTTTCAGCAAAATGCCTTGCACCCGATACCGCTTGGTGAGTGCAAGGTGGGTGAGCAATCATTAAATCCCACGGATAGTCAATTACATCGAATACATCACCTTGATAGTGCGGCCCCGGCTTCTCTGTTGGGAGCAAGTCGCATGACATGGCCTCATAGCCGAGAGCTAAAAAGGCGTCCCGAACTATTCCGCTGTATTCACACGCAACTAAAACCTTCATAGGTAATGCACGCCCCACGCTATAAACCAAATGCAAAACATAGAGCCAGCGCCACAGAACAAGGCATACAGCAAAGCAACCCTATCATCATAGTCACCCTTCCACCCGCTCATATCACATGCTCCACTCTTGAACACCCGTTCTCTAAAGTGCAGGGTTTAAAATCACTCACTATCTCTACAACCGATTCAGTCTCGTTCCCTCTCATGTCCTTAAAAGTAATCTTCACTTCCTCGGGATTGGTGGTGAACATGAAACCTGTTATTTCTGTTGGGTATTGGTTGTAGTAAAAGACTTCCCAATCTCCCCCATCGTTTATGTCCTGCCAGAAAAAGAATCCTGGTCTATCCGCTTCACATTCAACTTGGGGGCGAGGGTCTTGGTATCTCCTGTCTTCTCCGAATAGTTGCTTACAGGTCATTTCAGGAATTGAGAATTGTTCTTGTAGTTGGGCTACGTGGGATCGGGTTAGCTCTTCTTCTACGGTTGGTTCCGGCGAATCAGAGAGTTCGAAATATATCCAAGAGCCTGTAACAAAAAGGGCTAATGTGATTGGGAATAACCAAAACCTTACCCATTGCATAATAATTGGATTCATTGCTTCTTCTCCGGCCACGGTACGACTGTTGCAAAATGCCTAAACGTGTTCTCAATACACTCTGTCATCTGACTTACCTTCATTGAGCTGGTTACTGGTAAGTGATCCATCATTTCTAACTTGGTTTCGTAATCGTGGTGCTTGATTACCTTGTCATATAAAGCCCTAAACTCAGGGTTGTCTCTTCGTAAGATGGGAACACCTACCTCTAGTTTTATCTGTCGCCTCGCCGCCCTTTCATCGCCGCCATGACAATGCTTTGCAATTTCTGTTACCTGAAACTCCTTCATGTCGTTTTGTTCTAACGATCTGTGTTTACTGTTTACGATCTTAAAAGTGATGTTTGCGCCCGCTTCCTTTTTCTCCTGGCAAAACTTGATAAACGAATCCCACTTGTGAGATGCGTTGCATGTCCAGGCTTGGCCGCTAGGAGTCACCCTGATACCTCATCCACGTTGACCCTTCGTATATCTCGGGGTATTGCTCTTTCATAAATTCCCAAACGGGAACTCCCTCGTACCTTCTGCATAGGTAATCAAGAGAGACTTCCATCAAATCGTATTGGCCGTTATTCACCTCGTGCTTTACTAATATCCCTCTCCAGTAAGCGTTGCCTTGCGGCCCCATGTAATTTTCGTCATGCAAATAACACGATCCGCATACAAGACCTCTTATCCGTTGGCCGTTGTTTAAGTACCTCTCCCCAACCATCTTCACTTGCTGATGGCCCATGGAAAAACTGAAGCCTATGTTTTTGAGTCTTGTATCAATTGATTGCCCGCCCCAAGGTCTTCCGCTTAATGGGTTGGCAAAGAAGTGCGCATAAGCAACACCATCTAAAATGACTGGCTTTAAGTAATCGTGAACAGTCCATCCAAATTCTTCATAACCGAGATCCATTAACCCGAGAGTTCCATCTAGCTTCGCGTCATTGTTAATGGCTCTGGTGATTCGTTCTTCGTGATTACCTAATGTGAAGTGGAGTTCAGGTTTGAATTGTTTGTGCCTGGATTCTTTTTGGCGCTGGTTATAGGAATCCAATGGGTTCATTAGAACTTCCATTGCCTTTCGAGCTGCGTCTACATCTCGGATATATCTTCTTCCCTCAAAGTCTTTCTTACCTGTGTCGTAAGAACTGAGGCTTTCCATGTCCGCAAAGTCACCAATGTTCACAATGACCTCGGGCTTTTGTTCCACCAAATACTCACCTATCCATTTGAGATGGTCGGTAGGTGTGTCTGGTGTTACCTGACAATCAGGAATGAAGATGTGCTTTCTCATGCGGCGAGGTTGTATCTCTCTGTGAGTTCCTTCATGGTCCTGCTAGCCCTCTTCTGTGTTTCAGTATCCATGCTTGGAAAGTAGTGTTGTAGTAGCTCAATCTGAACCTTGGCTTGAACAGGTAAATTCTCCCAAGAAACATTTTGTCCAGACGTTCCTCCAGCGATTAGCTTCAAGCGGTTTTTTGTCATAATCCGCTTAACGTCATGGCTGGGCTTATAGGAAAAAGTGCCTTCATTACTGTTCACAGTTTTGTTCTGATTAACGTGACCGATTCGTATCCCTGCATTCTTATTAGCCATTGGCTACTCCTAGTGGCTTTTTTAGCCAGTCAAGATGAAACTCTTTTTCCCTTTGGTATTTTTTCTCTTGTTGGATTTCGGGTTTAACTACTGTTCCAACACCTCTGGATTCTGATCGTCTTGCCGCCGTTTCCAGTTCTCGGCATGTTGCTCCGCAGTAAATCCGCTTCCTCCCGCCCCGAGTGTTCAGTCCAATAAGTGAGTTATGACATTTTCTGTACTGACAAATACTCATAGTCCTATTGCCTCCCGCATTTCTTTGATTCGTTGCTTTTTCTCTTCAGGTGATAAAGTCCGTCCTGTGTCCTCTGGCTTTTCGTAATCTTTCCAGCCAGGAGAATTGTTAGCAGGAATGTGTTCGGGATCATCTCGCCATCTCTCATTCCGCAGATATCTTTCTACGTGTTGAAAAGGAGCGGTGAAGCCTCCACGATGTTTGATTAGTTTCTTGTTTTGTAACTGGCGTTGATAAGAACTGATGATCTCTTCAACATCTGTTCTTAATTTGTTGAATGCGTTATATGCCTTTGGCTTACTTCCCTTTGCTCCAAACTCGGAGTCGAAGGTATTCCACAGTTTTTCAAATAGTGGGCTGTATTCCATAGATGCAACTTCCCTTTAATAAGGCTATTAACCTTTCCGAAAAATATAGCGAGCTGTCTTTCAACTCCGTATCGAATATGGCCTCTATCCGACTCATCAGCTCTCGATGAATCAGGGCACTTTAGGGAGGGTCAACCCTGCCGAGAGGTTTCGTTTTTCCTCTCGCTAATGCCCGGAGTGTTTGGTTCTAAAATATCTACCCACTCGCCCAAAAACCTTTCGTCTTCTAGTGCTTCTTGGTCTAACCAAACAAGTGGATCTATCGAGGGAACATCAAACCACTCCCCTCTAATTCGTTTGTCAGCAAACGCTTCGTGTAATGATTTTTCTACAAACTCGGCCATAACCCTGCTTGGGTATATAACCAGCCCTTTAAACTGTAATTCTGTTGGGGAACCTACTTGCAGGTGCTGTTTTCTTTTGAAGGGACTAGCAGTAACACCTATCTTCACCGGACCATCTTCAGTGAAGTGACGGTCGTTGGTTCCAATCACGTATACGTAAACTTCAGTTCCCATAATCAAAAAGCATCCCTGCTAACGAGGGTCCATCCCCTCCTTTCCACAGTCGCTCTGCGAAGGGCCACTTACTCTCCTAACCAAAACCTCTTGGTCTCTTCCTGAACTTTTATGTCTTCAGCGAGTCTTTCTAAAATTCTGTTAGCCCGGTCCTGTACCTCAACACCGTGAATAGTTAAGCGGCGAATCTCTTCGTCACACTTCTTGACCATTCGGTCTTTTGCTTCGGGTGATGTGTCTAATGTGGACATACTGGATGAATCCTCAGTGGTTTTTATATCTTCCAGGCACGAAAAACCCGCCGTAGAATGCGGGTCATCTTTAATTCTTAGGGGTTGCTGCCCCTTGGGGTTGAAGTCGCTCCAGGGGAATGCCTGTAGCTAGATGTATATCAATTAGGTGCTTTTGGGGGAGACCTCTACTTCTCCACACATAGACACCCATCGGGCTTGAATACCCATATCGTTGCTGCGCGGCCTTCACGCCGCCTAGCGCGCTGATTACATCTTCAACTAAATCCATGAAGCAGAATTAAAACATGTTGTGTTGCTATTGTCAACACAGATTGTTTCGTTCAATGGAAAACAAGTTGAGGCATAATTAGCGCATGACGGATCTCATCAAGAAGGTAGAGGATTACCGCACTTCCAAAGGCCTAAATAAGGCGGATATGGCACGACTGATCGGAGCCAATTCTAGCCAGCAATACAATAATTGGGTCTATCGTGGAAGCCTTCCTAAAGAATATTACGACCGGGCTCTCAGGATTCTCGAAACTGAGGGCATAGAGAGCCGCCTGGACGCCGAAATCCTGGAAAAATTAGAAAAATTGCCTAAGTCTAAGGCTGCGCTGGTTTTGCAGATGATTGACACTCTTCTGGAGCCTGTAGAAGAAGGTTAATCTTCTCAAGCAACACTTCCTTGTCTCTCACTTCCAATAGCGCCAGTTTGTCTGGCAGTGCTGTGTAGTCCATTTCTGTAGTTCCTGAGCAATTAGGGGCCATAGACAATCCTCTCGTCTCCGTATTCCCCTAAGCCCCTCCAATATACCCTTTTTCCCCATAGATGTTTATAAGGATTCTCCGCAACTTTTTTGTTTAAAACATGTTGTGTTTATTAAAACAGTATGTTTTAATACGAAACATGGAATTAACACAGACTGATATACAACGAATTCGCGACAAAGTGCGTGGTGATAAGAAGCAGGTTGTTTACGCCAAGGCTCTGGACAAGACCGATGCGGAGATCCGCGAGGAGTTAGACCTGTCCAGACAGCAGTTTGACCGCAAAAGGGAATTCTTGTTCTTGCACACTAGATCCAACTCTATGAATGGGGTTGTTTACAAGTGTTCAAAGGCAGGAGTCATTTAACCAATGTTGTCCCCGTCAGTCTGTAGTCGGCGGGGTTTTATTCAGGAGGCAGGAAATGGCAAACGAGCCAATCACAATGAAAGTAAATGAGGTTGAGTATGTTCGCGCTGATAGCGTGAATGTAGAGCCAACCAAAAAGCAAATAGTAGTTCTTCAGCGAGGATGGATTGTTGTGGGTAATGTTTTAAAAACCGAGGCTGAAGTGAAAATTTCTAACGCTTCCGTTATCCGCGTATGGGGAACAAGTAAGGGGCTGGGCGAGATTGCTGAGAACGGCCCAACCTCAAACACCAAGCTAGATCCATGCCCTGCTATCACCGTTCATCCTCTTTCTGTAGTTCTTTACATGAACGTGAACGAGAGTAAGTGGTAATGAATGAGCTAGAGGCATACGCCATTCGCTTAAACGGCAACGGCTACGGCTACGGCTACGGCGACGGCAACGGCAACGGCTACGGCAACGGCTACGGCAACGGCAACGGCTACGGCAACGGCTACGGCGACGGCAACGGCGACGGCTACGGCTACGGCAACGGCAACGGCAACGGCAACGGCTACGGCTACGGCTACGGCAACGGCTACGGCTACGGCTACGGATGGTAACTATATGCAAACCCTAAAAGACACCCTCGGATTCCTATTAACCATTCTTGTTTCCTACTTTGTTATTTGGAGCGTGTTGGTATGAGACCAAAGTTTTGTGTTGGCGAGGAAGTGTACTTGGTGCCGGAAGCGATTCCGGGACTCAGGATGAAGTGCGAGGTTGTAAAAGTTGAGCAAGGAAATTTTCTGATAAAGCGTACTCACGAAAGGCATTCTGGGTGGTGGTACAGGATTTCTCCTGATCCCGAACAGAAACCAGATACCAGATGGTTTGAGACAGCATTAAGAAAACTCCCACCCGAAGAAAGAACCCAATGGGAAGACACTATTTTTCAACCTAACAGAGATGAGGTTGCAGCATGAACCCTCCTCACCCCGAAGTAGTTCGACTCGCTCTAGATAAATTAAGGAGATCGAAATGAGCTGTGCAAATTCTCAAGCAGAACTAAGACACGACCTTAATCAAAGTAAGCGGGACAAGATGGTAGACCTAGCCCTTCCCGCGATTGAAGACAGACAGTATTGGCTGATGTGCGTTTCCCTTGCCCAAGCATCCGACATCGGACAAGAAGCGATTGGTGGCGAGTCATTTGACGATGGGGACTACGGAGTAATTGCCGCCCTCCTCACTTCTGCAAGAAATGCTCGAACAGAAGAAATCGCAAATGAACATAGAGCAACGCTAGGCCAGTACATCATTAACCGAATTGAAGACCACATGCTTCCGTCTTTTGAGGAGCAAGCGCAAAACGAAGTATTGGAGAACTGATATGGAAGAAGATGATTTGGATGTTTACGAATTTGAAGTTTTGGAAGTTTCGGAATTTAACGAGAAGTTTGGCTCGCAGCATGACTCAGATGGTCTGAGTTTGGATGAAGAAATGGAGAGATTGGATGGGTATCTCTGAAACCCCTCTTTTTGACAGTAACCCTCATCCCAAAGGTAGCCCTGAATGGTGGGAATGCTGGGTAGGGATTGCAAGAGAACTTGATAAGGAACTACAGGAAATTAGGAGGGAGATCGGTGGATTTAGACAAACTAAGCGCACCCTTTCACCACAGAGACATTAACTGGCGTGTTGGGGATACCAACGTCAAAAAGGGCAACGGCGGTAGACCAGAACTAGCTTGGGGTGATTCTCCTGTAGGTAGGCCCCTCGCCTATCTAAAAGCTAAGGCAGTAGCAGAGAGGCTAGACGAAGTATGCGGCCCTGGTAATTGGCAAAGATCCCACCGCGTAGAACGTGGTGACAGAAAAATGACCTGTTCTATTGGTATCAAGATTGATGGTGAATGGATTTGGAAAGAGAACGGCGCTGGTGACACCGGAATGCAAGGTGATAAAGGCGCGTATTCAGATTCTTTTAAACGTGCTGCGGTTGGTTGGGGAGTTGGCAGGTATCTAGTCAGAGATTGGGGAAGATACCCGTTAGTTAGTTTGGGTAAACGGCACTTCTCCCCTGAAACAATAGTGACCCTAAATAAAGAGTATGACTCTTGGCTGATTTGTGACGAAGGCCCAATCCCCTCTCTTGTTGAAAGACAAAAAATTCTCTCAGAACACATGCGGTCAGTAATCGCAATCAAGGAAGGCATAGCTAATCAAGATTTTGCTTCGGCGGCGGAGGCTTGGAGGGAGTTAGGTCAGGGAGTCCAACAAGCTCTCTGGCTTGCTCCTTCTAAGGGGGGAATTTTCACAACCCAAGAACGAAATGCAATGCAGAATGAATTTTCACAAACACTACACGGAGAAGCAGCATAGATGGCTAGCAAAGGCGTAAATAAAGTAATTATCGTTGGAAATCTGGGTAATGATCCGGATGTTAGATACACACCAGATGGCAAAGCCATAGCAAATATCTCATTAGCTACTAGCGACTCTTGGAAAGACAAGAACACTGGAGAGCAGCAGGAGAAGACCGAGTGGCACAGAGTAGTTTTCTTCAACCGCTTAGCTGAAATCGTTGAGCAGTATTTAAAGAAAGGCTCAAAGGTTTATGTGGAAGGCAAATTGCAAACCCGCAAGTGGGAGCAAGACGGCGTAGAAAGATACACCACAGAGATTGTTGCTAGTGAAATGCAGATGCTTGATAGCCGTGGTGGAAATGCACAGCCAGCAAGCCAACCCGCAGCACAACAAGGCGCAGCACCACAGCAATTCGACAATTTTGACGACGATTCAATTCCTTTTTAGCTATGAAGAAGTGTTTCAAGTGCGAAAAGCTCAAGGAGCTTAATGAGTTCTACAGACACACCCGGATGGGAGATGGTCGACTGAACAAATGCAAAGAGTGCGCAAAGAAAGACACGAGAAAAAACCGTGTTGCAAACATTGAACACTATCGAGCATACGACAGAGCTAGGGGAAATAGGCAAGACCAACAATACGTAACTGACTATCGGGCTAAGTTTCCCAAAAAGTACAAGGCTCACAGCATGGTAAGCAACGCGGTTCGGTCAGGAAAAATCGTTAAGCCCAGTGAATGCTCAGAATGTTGTCAGCCGGGGCACATAGAGGCCCATCACGACGATTATGAGAAGCCCTTAGAAGTTAGGTGGTTATGCGCTGCTTGTCATAAGCAGTGGCACGCGAAACACGGAGAAGCCAAAAATGCAGCCTAAAACACCCACCAAAGCAGAGTGGAAGAAGCTAAAGAAGCAAGGGACTTACGAATCTTATAAACGAGGTTATGAATTAGTAACAGGGGGCAGGAGTGGAAAAAGTAGGAAAGTTTCTTAAAAACTTATTCTGGCATCCCCAGTGGTTAATTCTATTAGTCCTGGGATTCGCCGGAATATATATAGAGAAAGTCTTTGCTTATGAAACCTACGAAGGCTCTCCTTACTGGCACGATGAGCTTAGGTACTACATTGACTCTTCTTGCCCTGATCCTGATTCGATAGTAGAAGCCTTTGAGACTATCGAGGGCTTAACAGACAACCTCAAAACTAGATTCATCTCAGGAACACAAGGCGGTCAAGATTCCTTCAATGGGTTAAACCATGTCTTTTGTGATGATGATTTTTCCAATCAATTACTTTACGTCCCTTTTGGTTTAACTCTAGCTGTAGAAGAGCTAACAGATGTTGTTACTAACTCAACCCTGGGTAGGGCTCATATTTGGTGGAGGGGTGATGAGATTATCGAAGCGGATATTCAGTTAAGAACTGATGCTGATTTTCACACCAAACTACATGAAGTCGGCCACGCTGTCGGCTGTAGACACACCAGAGATATTAGAGCCCTTATGTACGCCCTAAGACTCTCAATTCAAGACATCCACTATGACGATCTACGTTGTCTGGATGAGCTTTACACAATTAAAGATCCTGTTGAGGACAACCACGGGAATCTATACATCCCAAGAGCTTCACGCTTAGGAAGTGATGAGTCCTTTTGGGGAGTGTTGAGACAGAGGATTGATAAAGAAGAGTTTGTGGTGGTGGATTATGAAAGAGCACCTTGAGCTTCGCTTCCACCCTACTGAGTTTTACAGAAAGAGACTCTGCAAAAGAAAGTGCAGGACATTCATAGACATGTTCGAAGCTGGTTACGAAGAGATACACGCAGTATGCGGAGAATTAAGAAGGCCCATTAGGTTATTAGATGGGGTTTATGTGAAAGACGGTTTAGCAATGTTTGTTTTTGTTTAGGAGATTGAGATGGCTACTAAGGCGGTACTAGAAGAAGAGTTGGCAGATGCTAATGAGAAAATAGAGAACTTCAAATCACAAGTGTCTGATTTGCAGATAAAGCTAGGCAGTTACGCTGAGAAGGTTAGTTGCCTCAAGGAAGCCGTAGCCTACCTTGAACAAAGCAAAGCGCGTTTAGAAGGCTATATTGATCGCGTTAATCAGGTTGATCGTTCAAACGAAATCAAGCCGGACATTGATAGAGGATTTTCTCACCACTCTTACGAGCACCCTAAGCCTATATCAGATTTCGGGCAGCCCGAGCAAATGAATGGATTCGTAGCCATGACAGGTGCTGGACGCCTTGGTTTTGACTATGAAAGAGAATCAAAAACCAAGTGGTTTGAACTCTAACTTATCCGGTACTTATTGTTACCGGAAAACAGGTGAAAAAATGAGTGCTGAGAAATTGCGGAACGTTGCTTTAGATGCCGCTGAAGATATGGAGTTTATGCAAGCAGAGCTGAAACGGCTAAGAGAATACACAACATGGATTGATTGCGAAGTGCTTTTACCAACAATCGACGGTCCCGCAGTGTGGGTTTGGTGTGATGAATTAGAAAAACCGCTTGGCATGGCAAGGTATACGACGGAATTGGGGGATGTTCATAAAGACGATTTGTGCGGTTCTGGCCCGGTATGGGAGCTGTTCTGCCCTGCCGATGATAAGCCCGCTCTGACTCACGTTGTCTTGCCCTCCCAATTGGTCAACAAGTGGATGCCAATAGCAGTTCCAAAGAAATTAGCTTAATTGCCAGTATGGCTTCTTACCGGAAACAGGGTTTAAGAGTTGCGAGAAAAGTATAGCTATTGTTTACAAATTTGAATGAAGGCAAACCAGATTATGAGTAAAAACGATTTTTCTAACATCTTGCAAACGCCCTATAAATCTTCATCGGAGGCTAGGCCCACCCCCGCCATTGACAAATTGCTCAGAGCGCAGCAGGAGAGCCTTAAAAGCGACGAGAAGATAATTGCAGCGTTGATACTTGAAGATGAAAACGGCGAGCTGGGAGAGATAAGCAGTGGCCTAACTCAAGACTTTGAGAGGAACACAAACAGCTTCAACGTGAGACACAAGGATGGCTCTGAGTACTGCGTAACTGTTCAGATTTCAGAGATTTAATTTCCCGTAATCGGGATAGCGGAGATAGATATGAGTGAAAAAATACTAATCAGCTTCAGTGGTGGCAAAACCTCTGCATACATGGCGCACTTGATTAAAGAGCGCTGGGCTGACCGTAATCTCAAATTTGTATTTGCAAATACTGGGCAGGAGCGCCCAGAGACTCTGAATTTCGTTCGTAGAGTAGATGAATATTTTGGTCTTGGCGTTGTCTGGGTTGAGGCGGAGGTACACCATGGAAAGCGCAAAGGATCAACGCATAGAGTGGTTGAGTGGGAAAACGCCAGCAGGAAGGGTGAACCATTTGAAGAGGTTATAAAGAAATACGGAATTCCTAATCATGCCTACCCGCACTGCACCAGGGAACTAAAAGCCAACCCAATAAAAAGCTACGCAGACTCAATTGGGTGGTCTGATTGTGTAATGGCAATTGGAATTAGATCGGATGAGCCGCGCAGGATTGGCGGCGACCCGAAATTCATTTATCCGCTCAACGATTGGGGCATCGACAAGGCCCATGTAAATGACTTCTGGGAGTCCATGCCATTCAATTTGAACTTGCTAGAGCATGAGGGCAACTGCTCCTGGTGCTGGAAGAAGTCTATCAGAAAACACATGATGCTAATCGAGACAATGCCGCACATTTTTGAATTTCCCCGGCAGATGGAGAGCCTGTACGGCCTTGCGGGATACAATGTTGACGGGAACAAGCGAGTATTTTTTAGGGGGAACAGATCGACGGAAGACTTATTTAATGAATACCAAGTGATTGCCACTACTGGTGAAGTGCAATTACGCATGTTTAATGATGAGAGCGGCGGCTGTAGTGAATCTTGCGAACCTTTCGGGGATGTAGCCGCTTAATTCCGGTAACCAGGTTTATCGGTAACAGGAGATTAACGATCAATGGTGGAGCGGCGTGGAAAGCGAGAAGTTCCTGCCTGTGGACAGCGTACAGGTATCAAGACAAGCCATGCGCTCTACCGCCCTATTAGATAAGAGGAAGAGAAGATGAAATATCCAGGTATAAGACATGCTGACCAAATGATTGCTAGTGCAGGTCAAGAAAAAGCCGGTCTCAAGGACGGTAGATGGGTTGAAGCCAGACCTCTTGGTTATTCCTCTTTCCGACATCGGTGTTACTGCGCTTGGCTCGTATTTACAGGAAGAGCTGATGCCTTGATTTATGAGGGCCAGTAATTCCGCTAATACTTACTACCGGAAAGAGAGGAAATGATGAGAGCAAAGTATACGGGCAATAGAAGGCACAGAGTCCAAAATAGATTTTTGCGCAGTCCTCTTGTTGTGCTCCAGCTAGAAGTTGAGGGATTTGTTCCAGAGTTTTCGGGCGGTCGCGTAGACGGCGAAATAAGAAGGTGGTTTGTTGATGCCAAGCCTGAAGATGTTATGAGAGAAGTCCCCAATGACTAACCCCCATACCCGTAGGAGTGAAAGATGAGCAATGTTCCTTGGTGGAAATTTTGGAACCCTCAAAGCGGTTTGTTCGGTGGGATGCTGTTTGGAGCCATACTTTTAATCGCGGTAATTGTTTTATGGGGCTGACCTTGTGCCCGTAGGAGTGAAAGATGAGCGAACCATTAAGAGAAGCCATTATGCTTGCCCAGATAAAGTGCCACGGAGCCGCCAAGGAAGCGGGCTGGTGGGATAGAGAGAAAACATGGGAAACCTTCCCGAGATGCTTGACGTTGATACATAGCGAAATCAGTGAGGCCATGGAGGGTGATAGGAAAAATTTGCAAGACGATCATTTGCCCCATAGACCTATGAGCGAGGTCGAATTGGCAGATGCTTTGATCAGAATTTTTGATCTTGGTGGTGCTTACGATATGGATTTAGCTGGCGCAGTAGTTGAAAAATTAGAATACAACAAGCAAAGAGCAGACCACAAAAAAGCCAATCGTGAACAAGATGGCGGAAAGAATTATTAGGTTTACCCGTAGGAGTGAGTAATGGAATATTTTGTAATGGCTAATCACCCAGCAGAACACATACCAGCTATCCCAATGGTAGCGAATGATGAAGGGGATATTCAGTTCTTTGAAACGCAGGGAGACGCTATAGCAGCAGCCGAGAGCAATGATTTTTGTAATGCGTATGGATATGAAGTTTTTAAGCTGGGAAACGGAGAGTAGGAGTGAGTAATGGCTGAGACAGAAAACCTAGTTAAAAGATTAAGCAATGCGGCTGATGAGATGGATGAGAACGATTACTCATTTGACGCTGCCGATGATATGGGGCTTCTCGAAAATGATTTCAGAGAGGCGGCAAACACAATCACCACTCTCCAACAAAGAAACGAGGCGCTGGAACACTCGCTAAGAAAGCTCGTTCATGGTGTAAAACGATTTGCTGAAGAAAGGCCGCTCAGAAAGGAGCTAAAAGAAATGCTTGATTCATCTGAGAGAGAGCTACTGAATACAACGGACTCCAGTAATGAGTGATACAAAATTCTGCGACCTTCACGCTGTGGAGTTCCTATCAAGCTGTCCTTATTGCCCAGAAGGGGAAGTTATGAATAATGATGAGAAGCGGTACGCTTTTATTGATGATGATGGAAAGCTAACAACTGATATAAAAATCGGCGCTGGCACTTTCAAAAAAGGAGTGAAGGCAAGCACCGCAGCTATCGGGGCATGGCGTATGTATTTACACCTAACCGGGCAAGACCCGGACGCCCAGCTACCAGATCGGGGTGAGCTGGAAGAAGCCCGAAAAATTGTTGAGGAAAAATACAACGGAATGGCTACTAGCACCCTAGATCAAGCGGTTTTGACACTAGGCCACATAAAGACAATTCGTTCAGCCCTTTCCACACTCCCGCAACAGCCTAAATGCGCTAAATGCAATGACGATGGTTATATCCATCACGGCCACTCAGTAATAGCCGGTGAGATTCAAGAGAGTAGCGAATTGTGTGACTGTGATGCAGCTAAAAATCTTATGCAGCACCACCCCAACACTGGGGCAGATAGTAAGCTGATAGAGAAAATGCAATTCGTAATTGGTAATCCTGGATTTAAAAACATGCCTGTTAAGGAGTTACTTAGTCAAGCTATCTCTGCCCTACAGCAAAGAGAGGGCATTGTGATTAGCAGGGAGTGTGCTGCGCTAGCAAAGCAATGTTTAGAGGTGCGGTTGGATCAATGCGCCAATTCTATTTGGATTAAAGGGGCCGCAGAAGCAGTAGATGAAATCAAAGCAGCCATAGGAGAAAGCTCTCCATTACCAGAGAGTCCGGAATAGATGGACCAAAGATTTTACACACGCAAAGAGGCTATGCGTTATCTCGCCATGAATGGTAGAGAGTGGAGCAGACACGCTAGACCTTTTTTAACACCCGTACACACCGAGGAATGCCCTCACAAACTTAGGTACACCCGTAGACAGTTAGACCGCGTTGCAGATAGCATGGAGGCGGCTAGTGGGTGTTCCGAGGAGGAACAATGCCCAAACCAAGTGGTCTCCATAAAAGAGGCCAAACGTGGACCATCGACAAAGTTATACGAGGGTCTAGACTTCGAGAAAGTTGCGGAACAGATAACTACGACGAGGCGCTAGATTACTTCAATAGTAGAGTGAAACGGTTTAAGGCCGAACTCGCTGGAGAGGTAAGACCCAGGATCTTGTTTAGTGAAGCTGCCGCAAAATACTTGAAGGAAAACCAACACAAACGCTCTATAGGAGATGCGATCTACCACTTGAAGATGGTAATGCCTTATATAGGTCACTTACCTTTGGAGAGAGTACACCGTGGCCCTTTAGAGCCGTTTATTGAGAAACGCCACAAAGAAGGAGTAAAAGGCAAAACTATAAATCTTTCATTGGAGATGGTGTCTAGAGTCTTGAATCGCTGTGCTAAGTATTGGCGGTTTAGCTCTGGATTATCTTTCTTAGAAACGGCTCCTATTATTAAGTATGAGTCTACGGAAGATGCCGCAGAAGCCTATCCCTTGGATTGGGATGAACAAGAGAGGCTAACCAAGGAACTACCAGCCCTGTTGGAACGAATGTCTCTGTTTAAGGTAAACACCGGATGCAGGGAGCAGGAGGTTTGTCAACTAGAGTGGGCGTGGGAGTGCGATTCTACAGACCCGGATCTAAAAGGAAGGATATTCATCATACCTGGCGCAGCGAGGAAAAAAACGTCAGAGAAAATGGAAGATAAGTACGTGGTCTTAAATGACACCGCTAAGTCAGTAGTGGACTCAATGAGAGGGAAGCATCACAGATATGTTTTTGTCTCTGAGAGAAGGACTTCTAGAGATAAGGTGGTTAAGTATCGCCCTGTCGCAAGAATGAACACTACAGGCTGGCGAAATGCGTGGAAGAAGGCTGGGCTACCATTAACAGAGAAGTACGTTAAAGGTGTCCACAACCTCCGCCACACGTTTGCAACTCGTCTTAGGATGCTCGGCGTATCTGAAGAGACGAGAGCGCAGCTCCTTGGTCACAGCCACAAGAGCATGACTACACATTACTCTGAAGCTGGACTAATGGAACTGTTAGATGCGGTTAATTTGCTTACAATCTCCCGCAAATCTCCCGCATTAGCCTTAGTGAAATTAAGGGACATCGCTACAGGCTAGAAGATATGGCGCACCCGGCACGATTCGAACGTGCGACCCCCTAGTTCGTAGGTAGGGGTAGAGGTGTTAAGTGTTTGATTTAATTAGATGAGAAGGAATGCCCACTAGCCCATAACCCGCATTCCTGTGTATTGAGGTGTATGAAAGTCCCGCATATCTCCCACATCACAACATAGAGTTTTTGATGCTCCATAATATTGATATAAATCAACTGTCCTATGGTCACTTTCCCTTCCTTATTTAGACACATTTCGATACATTTAGGTCGGCCCCCTTCCCATCGCCTTTATTTAGCTATAGGGGAATAACGAAGGGTCGGGGAGCCACCTTTCTTTGTACGCCTATCTCCTACACCCGTCAAACTAGCTACTAATTAAATTGACGGTCTTGATCCGATATTCGAGTCAAAACCTATAAGAAGTGTGATGTGTGTCTCACATTTCGAACCAATTCCTACGTTTGATCCTACAGACAAATCCATTTGCCGTATATTTGAACCCGGCATGGATGCAGAGAAGAAAATTAAGGATAAAGCTAGGGAAATCCGCAGGTTACGTGGATGGAGTCAGCAAGAAATAGCCGATAGATTGGGGTGGAGTAAGTCTAAATACTCCAGGTTTGAGGGGAAGGGTCACAGAATTACAGTGAATGACTTCTTTCACGTCTGCGAGATCTTTGAGGTGGGGATTACCGGACTTGCAGGGGCCACTACAGCCCCTCAGAGAAAGTCGATTAAAAAGCTAGAAGGCATAATAAAGAAGGAAGAAGCTACTCTTCAGGAGGTTCGGGAGGTGCTGAGGCTGATAGACCCTAGGCGATAGCTTCTTCTGCCGCCGCAAGCTCATCCTCAGCAGCTTCCAAATCAGCCAGTCTTTGCGCCTCAGCCGCAGCTTCCGCAGCAATACGGTCAGCCTCTTCTTGGGCCAGTCGATCTTGTTCTTCTTTTACAGTTTCAGTATCAGGATGATTCATGTACCAGCTTACTAGGTCAGATTCACGGCCCAGGGCTGAAAGAGAGCCATCCACATTACCAGCTTCAAACTCAGACTTATAAAACGCCTGAGCTTTACCCTGTAATTCTTGGTAAGCAATTCCAACACTCGCCTCTTCTACTGCATCGAATATTCCTTCATTTATAGCGTAGTGTTTGTAGAGAAGTATCTGTACTTGCTCGGCTGAAAGATGGACAGGGAAATCCGCACTTCCATCTGGATTAATCGTTACTTGTGCCATCTTGTAGCTCCTTTAGTCTTTGTTTTGCTTCGATGAGTCTACGACCACCGTTATCTAATACTGTGTTAATGAATGTTTGGGCTTCTTCTGAAAAGTGAGAGAAGTTGTCTATGTCCACTACTTCGCCGTTGATGGTGATTTGCCCTGAATCTGAGTTAAAAGTCATGCCAGGGGATTTTCCATCAAATTCCATAGCGCCTTTATATGGGAGGGCGTCAGCGATTGACTTAACAAAATCACTTGGAGCCTTATTAGAGTGAGTTGAATTTATTGTGTAATGCAGGCCATCCACATGTGCAGTGACTGTATTATCAGGGAGAACTTTGATTATCATGTTGCGTTATTACTCCTGCTTATCTCGATCCAGTTTGTTCCGTTACTCATTAAATAGAGTCGATCATCTGAGTTATCCATCGTGAAGTCTGCCGCCCCGTCCAAATGGAGATTCCCTGTCCCGTGTTTAGCAACTACAGTCCTTCCAGAGTTTGTTGCTCTTATAATGAGAAGGTCACCATCCGAGCCCCCATTTATAGTATCCAAATCATCTGTTGATGCAGCAGATTCTGTGTCAACAGAACTGTAGTATTTGGTGGCTGTTACGACCCCTGCTGAGATTGTCAGTGTGTCAGCAGGACCTACGTTTAGAAAACCTGAAGATAAATCAATATCCCCAGCAAAGGTAGCATCACCAGATGTGTCCAGGATTAATGCTGCGGAGTTGTTAGGGTTTATTCTTACCTCGCCGTCTGAAACCAGAGATAGTATGTCTCCAGAGTCAGCGTATTGTAGAAATGCCTTAATCGTTCCGGCTTGCTCAAGCTGAAGAATCGGATTGCCTGTGGCGGAACCGTTAATTGCCAGCGCCACACCTGCAGAGGTTCCATCGCCAACGTCCACATCACCAGATACGTCTAGAGTACCTGTTACTGAACTGTTACCAGTAATCGTAGTAGCACCAGCAGCAAGAGTGCCTGTGGTGGTTAGATTTTCGTTTCCAAAGGAAATAGCACCCGTATCAGAAGTTATAGCAGCGCCATTAACAGTAATGTTGTCTACTGTAACTTGAGCAAAAGAAGGGGTGTCAGTAGTGGCTACACCCTGGTTCAAAGCCTTAACCGCTGCAATATCGGTTAGCTCAGAATCCATTAAGGCTCCAGCAGCGGTTACATTTGCGGTGTCTGTTACATCTGCGCTAGCTTCTATGCCGTCGAGTTTTGTGTGGTCTGCATCGGTAAAACTTGATGATTTAAAAAGATCAAAGACATCTGTGTCAGGGTTGTATACGGCCAAAACAATTTCATTGGTTCTTAAATCGCCAGAAGCAAGAGCATTACCATTAATTCTCATGCTCTTAGCCGTTAAACCATCTACAGCTAGAGTTGCTGCTCCTGTATTAGCTGCGTTTATTTGAAAGGCAAATACACCAATGTCAGTTAGTGCTGCGTGAGCTTGTGTGGTCGTTAGGGTGTAGGCTGTTGTAGTACCACCTGTAGTGATGGTTCCTTTTAAGTCTGTGTACCAGCTTGCAAGCTGCGCCATCATTTCTCTTGCGCAGTCGTTCACCGAACTGGGCGATTGACCTTCAGGCCATCCGTCAGGGGAAGCAGAATTATTGCTACCCGGAGTGGTACTCCATGAGCTTACTTTTGACATTTCTTGGAAACCTCGTTATGATACACCCATGCCTAAATTCGTAGACATAAGCGGTCAAATATTTGGAAGATGGACAGCCATAAAAAGAATTGGCACCAGGGCTGGTGGCGCTCTATGGCTTTGCAAGTGTGAATGCGGGAATACCGGAGAGGTCCGGTCTAACGCGCTAAGAGCAGGAAAATCGAAATCCTGCGGTTGTTATAATTCTGAAGTGCGTAGAGAGGTTTGCTTAGAAAGAAACCTCAAGCACGGGCATTCAAAACGCGGCGATAAATCTCGCGCCTACATAATCTGGGGTAATTTAAAGTTCAGAAATAAAAGAAAGAAATACGCCGGGGTTACTGTTTGTAAACGCTGGACTTCTTTCGAAAACTTTCTGAAGGATATGGGCGAGCCACCGACAGCACTACATACCTTGGACCGGATCGACAACTCAAAAGGCTACTCCCCAGACAATTGTCGTTGGGCAACAATGAAAGAGCAGCAAAACAATCGGACAAACAACAGAATAATTTCTGCTTTTGGCAAGTCTCAAACGCTTCAGCAATGGTCTGAGGAAGCCAAAATTGATAGAAAAACTATCAGCAAAAGAATAGATCGAGGGTGGTCCGTAGAAAGGGCCTTAACCGAAAAAGCCGTTCAAGGCAGGAACCAGTCTGGACTTCCTACCGCTCACTGAATAGCCTCAAATTTTTTCCTGAACTCTTCTACCGACATGAGCGACTCAAGTTCATTTCTAAAGTTTCCGTTTAGGTAGGCCCTCTCCAATCTGCGTGTGGCGTTTGTGCCGAAATAACTCGGATTCACGGCTAGCTTTCTAATGACTGCGTTAGTCGCTGGATCATCCATACCTTCAGTGATAAGCGAAATTGTTGCCGCTCGAGGGAGAGATGAAATGGCGTCTGCAACTCTTGCTGAAAACCGTTCTGGTTGCGCATTCATGGGGGTTACTCTTCCCATTCCTGTTGCGCCAGCTAGCGCACCAGTCGCAAGGAATAAAGCAACCTTTCCAAAACCAGATTCCATTGATTCGAGAATGAAATCGCGACCGCCAGCAGTGAGTTCTTTAGCAACCTGAAAAATCGAACCAGTTGCTAGTGCTGCAATTCCTAGCTTCACACCAGCATCCTTTATGTTTCCGGATAACAAACTTCCGGAAGTGCCAAGAAAACCACTTCCGGCCATTTGCATTCCTGCCGCAAAACCAAAAGCCTCAATTGGGTCCGCCTCTCCGTTTAAAGCAGAGAGTGTTAAAGCCTCCATTCCCGTTTCTCCAGCTCTACCCGCTCTATTTCTTAACCATCTCCAGTTAGTTGTATTGGTCATTGATCGGAGCGCATCAGAAACACCAGACGCCAAGCTAACTTCTTGATTGCTTACCCCCGCCGCCTGTCTTGCTGCCGCCCGAAAATTTGTTGGGCCTGGAGATCGAGCGCCTCCAATAATTTGGTTGGAAATTAGTTCTTGATTGCCTCTGCTATTTGAGATTGGCGCTCTAAGAGTTGTAAGCGTAAGAACATCCCCACCAACCTGGCCAAGGAAATAGGCCATAGGGTTTTCTTCCATTGCTTTCTGGGTTAGTTCTCTTTGATCTTGTGCGGGGTCTTGTGAGAAGTGGCCAAAATCTCTGTTTACTAATGCAGAGGCTAGCTCACCACCCCTTTGAACCCCCCCAAGCAAATCGTGCCCATCTGGGCCGGGAACGAAGTCTTGTCCTAATGCAGGAGCGTTGAAAGCCCAGGCGGTGTTTAGAGGTTTTTCGGATCCGTACTGTCCCGGCTGAAAGCTTCTTACTGCGGGAGTGATTGCTCTTGCACCAATGTTCGCAACAAAGTCAGGAATATTGGCTGCTGCGTTTGCAACCCTGTTAGCAGCTCCTCTCCCAAATGACTGCAAATCGGACATAGTAGGATGGTTAGGCTTGCTAGCTCCCGCGAAAGGGTTGTGCATGTTGCGGTAAATTTCTAATCCGCGTTGCACGTCTTCCGGGCTCATCCCTTCTGGTACGTTTTTAACTATAGTTCCATCGGGCAGCGTTACTTCTGCCATTATTGATTACCACCGATTGATGCATTTATCTCGTTCCAATCAACTTCGTTTTGGTTAGATGTAGATGGAAAAGATATGGAGTTAAGAATGCCTCGGGTTGAACCAACTACGTCTGGGTTACTCAGTTCCCAGTCTTTTTCTAGTTCCGCGCTGAATGACCTTGCATCGAGCATCGTGTTTAGAATATTGGCGATTGCTTCAGGTCTAATGTTTGTGCTTGCAGAGGCTTCTTGCAGAATTGCAATCTGAGGATTAGTTAGCCCTCCAGAATGGCTATCTATAGTGTCCAGCACCAAAGAATTGAGATTCTTGTTTAGTCGGTCATAGGCCGCTATCACTTTCTTAGCTTCTTCAGTATTTCCACCCAATGCGCTGCGAACTGCGGTTCCTACGGCGGACATATCTCTACGAAGTTCTGGGGCAACCATTCCTGGCTCAAGGAAGGTTCCGCTGATTGTTTGAAGGTCTTCAGCCAGGCTAGCTATTGTATTGACGCTAGATGTAATTCCTCTGCGGCGTGAAAGGGTAGATACTCTTTCTTCTTCCGCCTGCGAATCTGCATCACGCTCCATCTGTTGCAGCCTCATCATTTCGATTTGCGCCTGAAGTGCTTGCAAGTCTCCACGACCACCACTCTTAAACTTTGCAAATCCTTCGATGTCTTGTGGATTGCCGCCCATTGCTACCCAATCCGCAAAAGAGGCTGATGTTTGTGGATTAGGATTAGCAAACTGTTGAGCAATCATTTGCTGTGCCATTTGTCCTGGCGCAATCTGACCAAGTAAGCCCATCATTTGATTATTCTGAGACTGAATGGCTCCAGGTCTGCGAATAGAAGGAGGCACACTTGCAGCAGGAGGTTGTTTTAGTAAGCCTTGGAACTGTTTAATAGCCTGTTGCTGTTGGTGCTGCTGTTGTAAGGCGTTACGGTTAAACTGTAAGTTTTGATGTTGGGCTTGTGCGTTGTTTGCGTACTGCTGAGCGCCAGCGAGAACTTGACCAAAACTCCTACGTTGTCCGTATTGAGGACCAGACTCGGCCAGTAACCCAACACCTAAATTAAAGGCTCGATTACCAAGTAATCCGTTAATGTGGGGTGTGGCTGTGTTGTTTATAAAATTCCCTAATTGATTTAGTTTTCCTAGCAAGCCTGCCATTATCCGAATGCTCCTAGTAAACCGCCGCCAATGGCTCCAATAGCCGTTCCCGCAGGACCAAACATTCCTCCTAATTGAGCACCAGTTAAGGCACCGCCTAACAATCCTCCTGCGGTGTTAGAATTTGTTTGAACTGAGTTAATATTCCCAAACAGAGCGTTGGGATTAACCTGGCCAAATGCACCGCTGAGAAGTTGTTGCATGGATTGAACTTGGCCGAGCTTGGTGCGCTCCTCTTGTTGTTGTCTCGTGTCTCCCACCCTACCAATTAAGTTAGAACCTAATAGACCAACTTGAGGAAGTTGAGTTGCAGCAGAGAATTGTCTTGATCGGTCAGCGTTAGCAATTCCCGCTAGTGTGCTACCCGCAAACTGGTCTGCACCCACTAAGGAGTTAGCAGCGCCAATTTGACGATTACGTTCATTACCAAACTCTCTAGCGAAGGCGTTAGTAGCGGCCTCAACTAAAGCTGCGTCTTTCGCACTTCCGCTTAACGCGCCAGCACCACCCTGTAAGGCAATGTTAGAACCAATGTGCGGCATAGCCTGTGCGATAGATGCTTGTACAGCAGCATCAAAGCCAGGGTTACCAAATAGGAAGTCACCAGAGGCAGTCTGCTCTAATGCACTTCTCCCGCTGGACCCAGTAAGTAAATCTTTGCCCTGGTTAAAAGTGTCAAATATGTCTGTGCCATCTGCTATTTCACTTAATACAGATTGAGCTTGAGGAATAAAGCCACCAGCACCTTGAGCAACGTCCAACACTCCTTGTTGGCTAATCTCTTGCAGATTGTTAAACGGACTGGTTAGCGCATTGTCTCTAGCGAGTAATTGAGTAAGGCTTGTTTGCGCCCCTTGTGAAGCGTCTACAGCAGAAGCTAAGAATGGCTTTAAAAACTCTGGGATGGCGGTTTGCTGTGTATTCTCCGCACCCACAACGATTGGGTTTAAGTCACTAAAACCTAATGCGCCAGGATTATTTCCAAAGTTTCCAGCAAACGTGTTCCCTAAATTTTCTATTGGAGGGAGCGTTAGACCATCTGTTGGTTGTCCGGGTGTAGGGACTGGGCGGGGTGCGTTAGTAGAAGTTGGGGTGGTTGTTGCAGCTGTTGTACCCCCAGCATTGCCGCCTCCGCTGTTGTCTACAGTTGGATTGGGGACCGTTAAATTGTTCGCTCCAATAAAGGAGTTAATCTCTGAAAGCGGAACACCAGACATTGCGGAAAGGTCGCCCAGGGATATTCCAGAATTTAGGATTGCCTGCCCCTCTGCGGCGGTAACGCCACCAGCAAGAGCCTGTGCAATGAGTTCTTCTATAGTTGGCATATTTAGCTCACCACGGCGCGATCTGTGTATCGACGCCAGTTAGTACCATCAGAAAATGCGGGTTGAGCCCCTCCAGACTCATCCGAAACGTAAATTTGTCCGCCCTCCCAAAGAGAGGCGGTGGGTAGGGTTGCAACGGTGTAAGTAGCTAGAACCAGGGGTTGGTTCATTGCCCTACTTCCATCAATAGGAAGTCCGACATTCGCTCGATTGGCGATCTGTCTTCGGTGTTCTACTGCGTTGTTGTTTATTAAGGGGGCGTCTGGTCTGACTTTAAGGTCAGCCACGTCTAGCACCTTTAGGGGCGTCTTCTCTGGGAATGTCTACGCCCATTGCGTCAGTCCAACCATTCCCCGTAACCGTTAATTCAATACGGTGGAATTTATCGTTGACGCGCTTTGTGAATCTTCCAGAAGTGGATTGTGTTAAAGAGTCAGTCCAAGTAACTTCATCGCTCTGACGTGATCTATGTCCTACTCTCGCGGTGACAGTGCCGCCATCAACCAAGGGAGAGAATGCTTTTAAAGCTGTCTTGTGACCCTCGTTTAACTCAACCTCGCCAGTAACTAGAGTTGCAGACTTATTAACCCCTCTAAAAAAACCGAGTTTCTTATCAGAGTTAAATGCGGCGATTTGAGAGGCAAGAACTTTGAATTGGTTTGAATCAAGCGAAACTGACATCAAGTCAAGATCACTAAATCCTAATGAGTCGAGTTCATCCAAGGTAATAGCTACACCTTTGGACTTGAGAATCATTTCAACTTCTTCTTCTACGAGAGCCCACTTATCAAATGTTCTGTCATAGATGATTATCTTGTTAGGTCTTCCGCTTGTACTACCAGAGCCTGGGAAGCACCATAAAATCCTATTGTTAGTAGGATCTGGCATTGAAAATACTTTCTCTGGGTAATCAGGGTCATATTCATCAAAGAACCACTGATCCACCCTTCCTGCACCTATAGGACGTTTACCTGTACCCCCACCAGAGATTTCCATAAAGCCTTGATCGGAAATTAAATAAACTTCATCACCCAAGGACGTAACAGATCCACCAGAGATGGTTCCTATATTTGGTTGAATCTCATCCGTTCTGAAAATTGCGGGAGCGCCTACGAAATCCATTCTGTAGATGGCTCGTTCACAAACAACTATCCCAACCTCACCGCCGACTATCTTTCTAATCGGTCCACCCGAAGGAAGGTCTCTTTGGTCACTTAAAGTGGTAGCAGAGTTTGTGTAGTCGGTCTCATCGTCTTGTGCAGACCATCTCAATCTATTGGGTACGTTTCCGTCTGAAGCGTCATAGGTGTTTCCAAAGACAACAAAGTCATCTACTACCGCTACTGTTCTGGCTTTGAATGCTGTAGTTAAATCAGCAAAGTTTGCCCCACCCATCGTGATTGACTGTGGATTGTCAGAAAAGTTAGTGGCAATGATCTTGTTCTTCCATTGAACAAAGTCCCACTTCTCCCCTGAAGCTGTGGCGTAGTTTCCGCCACTAGAGCGAGTTACATCAGTCCAGGTTAGGTTTGGTTCATCCAACTCGTATAATTTGGTCTCATCCCCCACATACATGTGAGAGGCTTCATCTTTATCGAATGCCTCTATTCCACCTCTAGGAACTGCTGTTAATGCAGTTGTTAAGATATTTAAAGAAGGGAATGGTTGGAAACTTGTCAACGCAGGAACAGCGTTAGTTATTGTGGTGTTTCCCCTTGCGCCTAAATCTGCGGCGTCTGGTTGCCAATCAATGAATGGTATCTTCACGGAGTAGCTCCAGCAGGTTGTGAGACTAGGTGCTTTGCCCTCCTCGCCTTCTTACTCTTACCATTAGCTCTGTTAGCTCCCGCTTGATAAAGGGTCTGCCAGATAACTATTCGAGGGTCATCCATCAGAAACGGAGCAGTAGCTACCAAGGCCCCGTATAGATAAAGACTTGGATAATTGGTAAGGATATTGTTAGTTGTATTTGAATCACTGAGTGCGGTTTCTTCTTTGAAGAAGATAATCTCACCCGAGTAGGAAGAGTCCGGAGATTTGTTGAATTCAAACTCCCCACCAATCGTGTAGTATTCCGGCTTCCCGGTTGTTTCTGATCTGTGTCGATTCAGCTCGTGATAATTAACGTGCGTTAGATCGGTAACAGGAGTAGTTAAAAGCCTAAAATTGATCGGCTCTAGATAACCCGTAGGGAAATCCTTTTGTCTTGCGTCAACTGTGAAACTTTCACGCGAAATTTGTTCTAAACACCGCACTCCACCTTCATCAACAGGACCTCTATGCATCTCTTCTGCGAGATCAATAAAGTCATCTATATAATCCGAGAGATCATCTCTGTCTAAATGATTCGCTATGGAGGTTTTTAGATTGGAATAGGTGTCTAGACTCATGCGTAATGCTTCGCTTGGAATTTCCTGTAGTCACGCCCTTGTTTGAGCATCTTCAAAATTTCCTGGGATCTGTCAGTTTTGCCTTTCATAATTTCCGCAAAGGCGTCTTTAACAGATACTCCCCAGGTTCTTGCCGCCGCATAAGTCACATCGTTTAAGACGTTATTAGCGACAGAAGCCGCAAACCGAAAACTAGACTTACTGTCTTGGGTCTGGGCTAATCGTTTGGCTTTTTTGAATACGGGCTCAGCATCTTGAATCGTTTCAACAGTGACTTGCTTCTGTCCCTGATCCCCGGTGTGAACCCAAGTATTCGTTGTTATACCTAGCGCCGTGTCCTGCCCTATTAGTTTCTTCAAAGGGTGTAGCCCGTCATGGTTACAGAACCAATTTGACCACCAGCACCAGAAGCTTCTAGCTCTAGGTTAGCTACGGTGTTGGGCTCGAGACGTATTGGGCAGGAAAATGGAATAGCCAAAGAACTATTAACTCTCCATCTTCCCAACTCAGTAGAACCTTGCTTGAGTATTAGGGTGTTACCGACATTAGCCGCCGAATAACCACCAGCCACACTCGTAATGTAGTGACTCTGATTCGCAACAGCGGCTCTCGTCGCTGTGGAAGTGGCGTTATCGTCATTGTCAGTTTCCACCCAATCAGAGTGACGTGACATTAGGCTGGCTCCAATTCCAAGGTGACTGTTACAGCAACCGTGTTCGTGGAAGCGCCGTCTGTTTCAATCTCAATAGAATCAGTGCTTGTGAATGAGCGGTTTGCGGTTGGTGAGCAGCTATCGACAGTGCCCGCAGCGGATCCAGATGTTGCAACGGTAATAACACCGTTTGTAACGGCTGTGCCGCCGATCTTCAAAGTTAAGTCAGCGTCAGCGGTTGCAATTGCGCCATTGATTACTGAAGTAGCCTTTCGGATTCGACCGTTAAAACCAGGAGCAAAATACTCTTGTCCTGCGGTGGAAATGTCGTCAATAGTGACTGTGAAGAACTTGTTTTGTAGAGGTGGTACGTAAGGTAGTGCCATTTTGATTCTCCAGGGCTAAAGACTGATGAGCCCAAAAAGGAATAAAAAAAGGGAGCCGAAGCTCCCTTGGTTAAGTTGACTCAGATTAAGAGACAGTTAGGTCGTAAACCGCGCCAGAAGATTTCTCTTGACCAGCGATTACCGTGTACTCAGAAAGCACTTGACGGCGATCTGTATCACCAGTCTTTGCCAGGTCTGTAGTAGACATGTTTCTACCAGGAAGGAACGCCATACCCCAGTTGTCCATATCAAGAACAAGAGCAGTGCGGGCTTCTTGGAAGCGGTTAGGAACGATCTTAAGTTGACCGAAATCAGACTCATAGATGTCGAAAGATGCGTGAAGAACATCATCTTCAACCTTTTGAACGTTAGTGCGGCCAGATGAGAAGCTAGAAGCCACTTGGCGGTTAAATGCACCAACCATGATAGTGTCAGGTTGACCACCTTCGTCAAAGCACTTGCGAAGAACAGTTTTCAATTGATCTTCTGTGAAAGCGCGTGCTGTACCATCAGTGTGAGCGTCTGAACCGTCACCAGTAGCAGTAGTTGCATCTGATGCTTCGTCAATGTTTGTGATGATCCAAGTTGGAACACCAGCGCACTCGCGGGCGGTAGAGTCGTTACCAACCACATAAGCATCGTTATCAAGAACAATCTTCTCGATGTCGCGCTTAAGTTCACGGCCTTTCAGCATCATTTGGTGATCTAGTTCGTCACCACGACCAGCGGCGTCTACAGATCGACCAGTACCAGTTACGCGAGCAACCTTGTCTGAAATCTGCGTGTAGTTGAATAATCGAGTAGTTGCGTTACCAGCGTCAGTGGTAGCGTCATCACCCTCAATCACCGCATTAGCAGCAGCAGCCGCTAGAGATTGAGTTTGCCATTCGACTTTAGTTGAGTTTGCTTCTGAAAATTCTACAGAAGATTGAAAAGGAACTTCTACAGGAGATACATTGTAGATTTCGTCTGATAGATGTTCACGAATACCCACCATATCATTGGTGGCAAAAGTATTACTTGGTTGCGCCATTATTTATTACCTCGTCGCAATTGATGCAGCTCGGTAGACCACTTCATTACATACCTATGATTAGGATTCTCGTTGATGAGTGTTTCTAACTCGCTGATCCGGGTTTGATTGGTGTCAACTGGCGTTTGAGAAGGTCCGGGTTTTAAAACTTTGGGGACCTTGACCAGTTTCTTCTTGGCTGGTTCGGCTTTGCTTTCCATCTCGTCGAAAAGGCGTGCTTTGCGAACCATTAAAAAGAGGTTGTGATCCGAATCTATGGCGGCGTAGGAGTCAGGTGACATTTCCAACCCAGAAAGATATTCATGGAGTTGTTTTTGCTCTTTTTCCTGTACTTCTACATCAGCCCATTCGGGCAACTTCTCTAAGAGAGATTGGTGTTCTTTTTGAAGTCGCTCTTGTCTTTGCTGTTCAGTCTCTTGCTCTTTTTGTTGGGCTTGCTGTTGGTGTACAGATGCCAATTGATTTACTTCGCCCTGAAAGGCAGTCATGCGATCTTGTAGTTCTTGTTTTTTCGCAGACCACTCGGCGGGGTCGGTATCTCTAAGAGAGTCTTTGTCCAGCGCGGCGTATTCTTCTTGAAGAGCTTTTTGTTGCTTTCCCAAGAAGGAGCCAGCGATTCCAATCAGAGCGTCCAGATTCTGCTCTTTTGTTGCCAATGCTTGGTTTTGCGATTTGGCTTTTTCTTTGGCTTCAGTGAGCCGTTTATCAGCAGCCTCTTGGGTCTGGTATGACCTCACTAAGTCGCTGAGCGTTGCAGAGGATGATTCACCATCCACTTTTACTGGGATTTCAAGGCTGTTCGCCCATTCAGGATCCCAGCCCTGGTTCTCTACGAGTTCAGAAAATGAAGATATTGGTGTTTCTTCTTCCGTCTCGATTGTTTCTTCCGGGGTCTCCTCCGGTGTAACTTCCAGTGTCTCCACTGGCTCTTGAGGTTCTTCCAGTTCCGGAATCTCCTCTGGTGTTTCTGTCGGTTCTACGTTTCCGTGATAATCTGAACCAAAAACCTCCTGGGCTAACAATCCTAAGTTAGGTTCCGCTGGGGCCTCTGGTGTTGAGGTTTCCTGATCGGACATTTCTCACTCCAATAAAAAAAGGCCCCGAAGGGCCTTGTTGATAAATCATTTGAGCTTTAGCTTTTCAGCTAGGGTTTTATTCCCTATCTTGGTTGCCGCTCTATTTCCTCTATGCACGTATTGATGAAAGTCTTTCTTCATCTTCTCGAATAGATACATGTAGTTTTGCAACTCAAGAACACGGTCTTTGTCTCTTGGGGGTGTGGCTTTCAAAAGAGCAGTGAGGTGTTTATCTACATCACTCCAGTATCTTTGGATAACCCTGTTCTCAAGAGCGTTCTTAGCGTCAATCGCTAGCTCAATGGCCTCCCTAGCCTTATCCGTCATACCGTTGGCTGTTCCTCGTATTTAAGCTGTAGTTCTAAGACTTCGTTTTGTAGCTCCTCAAGTTTCACCATAAGATCATCGTTATGGTGGCTGTCCGCCTGGTCAATCTTGAGCATTTCTCTCTGATGTTGAAGAAGGGTTTTATTAATCCTGTCTTCCATTGATTTAAGTTGCTCTTCCTTCTGTCCTAACATTTGTGCTTGGAGCTGTAACTGCTGTTGTTCTTGTGAGGAAGGCGGAGACATGGCGTCACCAGGATCAGTAAAGAACAGGTCAGGCTCTTGGCCTGCGTTCTTAGCGATTTCCTTGGCCATGTTGTAAATATTTTTGGGCTTGACAATTAAGTTCTTTCCGCCATTCTGTTCAATTGCAGACTGAACTTGTTGTATTTGTCCTAAATGAAGTAGATTTGACTCCTTTGAACCAATACCCAATCCTATGTTGACTGTTATATCTGTTCTATCTCTCCAAGAGGTTGGGTCTACTTCCACCCACTCGCCCCTTAGCTTCACCACTTCTTCAATGTCTTGGTGCTTTCTAATGAGTTCGTGAATGTGTAAAAAGAGAGACTTGATACCTGTCTCAGCAAAGATTCGAGCGATCATCTCGATCTTGTCCTTAGACATTGATATAGCTTCTCTGAGAACAGAGGATTGAATATTCTTTAAGGCGTCAGGTGTAAGGCCTTCTGAGTCTGAGTGGACCCCAGTTCTATCACGCTTAGCTTTGTCCCATAATTCCAGCATTGGGAACGTAGAAGCGGCTGTAAACGGAACTGACATTGGCGCGTAAGCTTCGCCAACAGGTCGATCAAAAATAGTAATACTTCCTATCTCTGTTGATAGGAGTCCGTCCATCGTGTCATCACCAATAGCCTGCTCGTAGACTGCATGTCCTGGATTGTTGGTTTGGTAAAGGTTGTCCAACATCTGGCGCGTCAGAGTGGTGGTGATTTCTTGAATGTCCATCACCATCTCGCCGGGGCAAGTACCAAAATGCTTATGGGGGAGAGGTTTTGAGCATAGAACGTGGAACGGCTGTCTATCTGATGGTTCGTTAGAGAGTAAGTGCCCGTTAGAGGTGAATACTTGTCTTAACTCACCATCGAGTTTTAAATAACACTCTCTTACTGTGACTTCTTGCTCTAAATGCTCCGCCCCGCCCTCTCTGGTCTCGTCTACTTTACTTTTTCTTCTAGTTTTCTCAGTAGATTTTGGGTTTTTGCCCGCTGCCGGGAGTTTTAAGACTGTCTGCTTATCAAAGCCCATACCAATCAAGTCAGAGCGTTTAATATCACGCTCTTGGCCAACCATTCTGGCCTCACTCGGGTCGGGAGAGATAGAGTCAGAGGAAATTCGGAACTCTTCCGGGGGTACAGGGACTACTCGAATGGAGTTTTTCTTGCAAGTGCGCTTAAATCGTATGTCGTGAACAGTAGTCTCAATCTCAACACCATCAACCCATATTTTTTCCAGCCTCTCATCACGATCTAAGGGTTCTAATTCATCATCTTGAAGAAGCTTAAAAACATCGGCTTCACTTAGGCCCTTATAGGTCTCCTCGGTTACTTCCTCAGATTCATCAAACCAGCACTTAACAATGCCGTTCTTTTGGATTAAAGAATCCATGAACCATGTATAGAGAGTTAGAAAGGAGTTCTTGTTCTTCTTGAAAAATACGTGAGAGGTGTAGTCAGTTTCTTGTTCGGCTAAAGGCTCGTCTTCAGGACCTACAGCGTCAAATGAGACTAAGTTGTCCTTTGTCGTAAACATCCGCATAAGGGAAGGCATGATCCCGTCTACAACATCCGACACGTCAGACGTTACTACTTTGGACTTACCGTCGATCTCATTCCCTAATGGCTTGGAGTTATAAAAATCCCAGGCTAGTGCGCGTTCTTCGGATACTTCACCATCGGGCGCACCCATTGAGGACGTGAATTCACGATCTACAATAGCTAGGATTTCACGATCTGTTAGGCTCATTTAGTTCCTTTGGTTTTCTTTACTTGCTGGAGTTGCTTCTCCAGTTTTTTGTAATTTGTTTCAAGCGTCTTAATTTGCTTTTTAAGCTCTTCGATTTCCGCAGCTAGTTTGATGCTCATACGATTGCTACCCTCCGTTGATGTTTTTTCTTTCCTAGTTTTCGCTGATTACTTCTAGCGGACTTGATTTCTTGCATTGCGATTCTTGTTGCCGACATTAAGGGATGACTATCTCTGGGTATTTTCCCGTCTAGCCTTTGAAGGCTTTTTGCTTCCTCGGCCCAGTCTTTAAGGTTTTTGTCGGCTGTGATTCTTTTGGCTCTGATCCGCTCCCATATATCCCTTGAAACAACTTCTGCCATTTCGTCTGAGTCGCTTGTTTTTTCTGGAAGGATGCGGACACCTTTCGATTCGAGGGCTTTTGCAAATTCTTCGTGACTCCAGGCTAAAGGTATAAACCTCCCCCTAGTGTTCACCGCCTCTCGCATTGCTTCGTGCGTTTCTGGGTTGAATGTGCAGCAGTCATAAATATGCACATGTCTTGAATCAGGATTTATTGCCAACCAAACTAGGGCGATCTTCCCCTTCTTGGTTACATGCATTCCCACTATTCTTTTGTGATGGGGTTCTATCAAACCAGTATGTCCTCCACGTTGACCGGAAGAACTCTCTTCGACGAGTCATGCCGGACCTTTGCTATCCCTACACCCATAGCCAAAGCAACCGCGCCATCAATTCGTGCGCGTGACTTTCTTTTGTCTAAGATTCTGCCGTCTGTTCCTGCTGGATCTGGCCGTACTACTGCGGACGCAACGTTGTAACGAAGAAGAGGGTTGGTATTAACAACTAACTCACCTTCTGTAATCATGTTTTCAAGAGTTTCCACACTCTCTGGCATCCAAAGCGGGCTGTTTTTATCTCTTCTAAAGCCCTGGGGATGTTCGATCATATTCAGACTAATCCCTTCGTCTTGAAGGTCTTCGTCTAGTTCCCTCTGGCGGTATTTGTCATAGGCCAGTTCAAGGAATTGAAATTTGGTTTGGATCTCCCCTAGCTTCCTTGCAACCTTGGGAAGTTTTATAACCTTCCCTGGCGTTGTTATTAGATGCCCTTGGTTGGCCCAGTCCCTGTATGGAACCCGGTCTTCTTTTTCTGCGTCCTCTAGAGTTTCTTTTGGCTTCCAGAGGTAAACAAAGGCGTAGAACTTCCCGTCTTTTGGAAAAACAATAGCTAAAGCGCTTAAGTCTTTCGTATATGAGAGGTCGATACCCCCATAACACTCCATCCCAATAAAGTCTTTTATGTTTAAGACTCTTTCGCGGGACCTCCAAAGCTTTCCAGAAATCCAAGACTCAGCACCATCCAGCCATTCGCAAAAGTGAAGGCGCTTAACAAGAGATTCCTTTGAGGGCATCCCTTCGGCTTCTCGGACCTGCTCCCTAATGAATTCAGGGTGGATAGAAACGCCCATCAAAGGGTTTGCTTTTATCCAGCAAGATTCGTCTTCAAATGGCTTGTCACCCTCGTCTAGGGCGCAAACGTAGCCAAACCAGGAATCGTTTTCTAGCTCCCCAGTTACTACCTTGACGGTGTACTCATGCTCATTCCAACAGGCGCTAGTCCGATCAAAACCACTATTGGTGATCTCAAATATAAGAGCTTGTTGGTTGCCCTTTGTGCCCGCCCGTAACATCTCAATAACGGTGTTATCAGGATGTTCGTGGACTTCATCCACTAGGGCGCAATAAGGTCTGATTCCAGACTTACCCTTCTTCTCCGAGCTAATGGGCTTGAAAAAGGAGGCTGATGGAATATGTGTTAATTGCCAAACAGGATTGACACCTGAAGGGGTGAGTCTTTTCGCTAGCGCAGGGGAGCGGTTCCACATCTCAACCGCATCCCTGAACAAAATCGCCGCCTGATCTTTATCAGTGGCTGCACTGTATATTTCCGCCCTTAGTTTCTTTGTGGCGGATAACATGTAATGGCCTATACCAGCGGCCAGGGGAGATTTTCCATTTCCCTTGCCAATCTCGATATAAGCACGTCTAAATCTTCTATGGCCCTTGGAGTTTCTCCAACCAAACAAAGAGCCTAAAATAAAACACTGCGAGGGGTGAGGATCAAAAGGAACCGCCTCAGAGATAGTTTCTCCGTCTTCCTCTCGTTCAATCTCTACCGTGAGAACTTCACGGAAATAACCTATAACCCTCTCAACTTCTTCAGGATGCCAGGACAGCCCCCTCTTATGGCCGTTCTCTAGGTCATCTAAATGTCTTTTACATGCAGCCCGAACATAGGGTCCTGCTACTATTTCACCGCCTACTACTTTTTGTGCGTAATCAGTACACGGGTCAATCAAAGTATTTGTCTGCCGGGTCTGTATCCTTTTGAGATCCAGATGGCATTCTTGCTCTTGCCGAGGGGTCAAACCCTAACTCGCTCCCAAGGGCTCTTAGTTGACCTATCCTGGCAGAGTTCATTCCAGCCGGACATTTCTCAAACTCTACCTCTAGGCTTACCCACATATACGCTTTCGGTGCGTCATGCTCAGATAGCCACCAAGCCGAATCAATGAACTGTTCCCATAACTGTTGGGCTCGTTCTTCTAATTCAACTGGGGGTAGTAAAGGCGTTTCTCTTATTTCTACTTCTGTGGGGTCCAGTGCGCGCTTGCCTGGATTGCCCGTTACTAATTTTAATGCGTTGGGCTTGGGTCTTTGCCCGCTTGTAGCCATGCTTAACTCCTCGGCAACTGGTTTTGCTGCCAAACCTCCAAATGTTCATGCGCGGTGTTGCGTACGTCAGGCCACCCTCGATCGTGACTGGGAAAC